TATGCCGATGTCTTTGCCGCCGCGTGTAACAACTCTGCCTTGGACGCAGACAGCTTGTCGAGTGCCATGTCTGTCGCCGCGCCCATCTTCTCTGCTGCCGGATACTCAGTCAATGATGCCGCGCTCTATATGGGCATCATGGCTAATAACGGCATCGAGGCGGATAAAGCAGCTAATTCCCTTAAAACCGGCCTTGCTCGACTGGTATCACCCGCTAAGGAAGGCGCAGAGATGATGGCTAAGCTGGGTATTTCCGTGACCAACGCGGATGGAACCATGAAGGATTCCATCACCATCCAGCGGGAGCTGCATGAGGCGTTTAGCAAGCTGTCAGAATCGGAGCAGATCGCGGCGGCCTCTGCCATCTTCGGTAAAAACCAGATGGCGCCATGGCTGGCGCTGATCAATACCGCCCCGGAAGATGTAAGCGAACTCAGCTTTGCCCTGGAAACCTGTGCGGGGACAACAAACGAGATGGCCGAGGCCATGATGAGCGGCTTCGGCGGTTCGCTGGAAAAGCTGAAGAGTTCCTTGGATGTTTTGGTCACTTCTATCGGTCAGGCGCTTGCGCCTACTATCCAGAAAGTCGCGGATTTTATCCAAAATCTTGTAGACAAGTTCAATGCTCTGTCGCCTGCCCAGCAGGAGACCATCGTAAAGATTGGTCTCATCGTGGCGGCCATCGGACCGCTGCTCATTGTGGTCGGCAAAGTGATCTCCGCTGTCGGAACAATCATGACCTTTGCGCCGAAAATTGTATCTGCCGTACAAACTGTCATAAGCGTGGGCGGTACACTGATGGGCGGCTTGAAATCATTGTGGGCGCTGCTTCTTGCAAATCCCATCGTGCTCATCGTAGCCGCTATCGCCGCTGCAGTAGCAGCGTTTATACATTTTTGGAATACATCAGAGGAGTTCCGGCAATTTTGGATAGATCTATGGGAGAAAATTAAAACTGCTGTATCTACTGTCGTAGAAGCTATAGTCGCATTCTTCACCGAGACCGTTCCTGAGGCGTTCAATTCCTTCGTAGAATTTTTCCGGAACCTCTGGGAGAGCGTGAAGGAATTCTTCTCGGACATTTGGGAGGGGCTAAAAGAGATCGCCTCTACAGCCTGGGAGGATATAAAAAATGTGGTGACTGTGGCGGTCATGGCCATAGCCGAGTTTTTCAGCGCCGCCCTGACGATCATCTCACTGCCGTTTCAATTTATTTGGGAGAATTGCAAGGAAATCCTGATCCAGGCGTGGGAGTCAATCAAAGAGACAGTCTCTACCGCGCTGGGGGCTGTCAGCACCGGCATTTCTACGGGTTGGCAGCTCATATCTACAACAACTTCTGAGGTTTGGGAGACTGTAAAAACTGCTGTCTCAAGCGCCTGGACGTCAATTCATGAGACTGTATCTTCCGTCTTAGAGACAATTGGCGCAGCGGTGAGCGCGGGATGGTCGTCCATCCAGTCTGCGACAGCATCAGCTTTCGAGGCTGTAACATCAACCGCTGCCTCGGCGTGGGAGGCAACAAAATCTGCTGTTGAAGCTGCCGTAACGGCCATCGGTTCCGCCGTAGAATCCGGATGGAACACGGTGCAAACGACCACCGCGACTGTTTTTGATGCGGTAAAATCTGTGGCATCTTCGGCATGGACGGCGATCCAATCTGAAATCACGAACGTGATCAGTTCTTTACAGTCCAGCATTTCCTCTGGCCTTGAGTCGATCCGGTCTACGGCGACGAGTATTTTGGAGAACATCAAATCAGCGTTTGTGACCGGATTTGAGAATGTGCGCTCCCATGTCACGGGCGTTATAGATTGGCTCAAAGGTATCTTCAACTTTGAATGGAGCCTGCCGCACATCCGCCTGCCGCACTTTACGATCTCCGGCGAATTCAGCCTGAACCCGCCGTCCGTCCCGCATTTCAGCGTGGATTGGTATCGCAAGGCGATGGGTAACGGCATGATTCTGAACAGCCCTACAATCTTTGGTATGTCCGGGAACCACCTGCTTGCCGGTGGCGAGGCCGGGCCGGAGGCAGTAGTCGGCGTATCCTCGCTGATGGATATGATCCAAAGTGCTGTCGCCAATGCGCAGCCGGCAGATACGGGGAACATCACGATTCCTGTGTATATCGGCGGCAACCTTATCGATGAGATGATCGTCACGGCACAGCAACGGCGGGCGCTGCGGTCAGGGGGAAGAGCATGACATTTCAAACCTATCTGAAGATAAACGGCACTGTACTTCCCGTGCAGAAGGACGATTATTCCATAGATTATACCGACGTGGTCGCCGACAGCGGCGGGGTGACGGAGGCAGGTACGACCATCCGGGATGTGATCCGGGAGGGCGTTCCCTCTATCTCTGTCTCTATTCCCGTTTCGCAATCCTGGCTTAAAAAGCTGCGGAGAATGAAACGGGAGCCGTATCTCACTGTAGAGTGGCTGAACCCAGAAACCGGTGGCCTAAGCTCCGGTACCATGTACATGGACAGCTTCAAGGTCTCTCTTGAACATGATACGAGTGCGGGCGGCCTATGGACGGTATCCTTCACCTTGGAGGATCTGGACGATGTATGAAGTATCTGAACAATATAGATCAGCAATCCGGGGCCACAGTCGTAAATTTGAATGGCATGGCACCATAACAACAAAAGCTGGTAGGGTCTACTCTTTTACAACAAAGGACATTGTAAAGGGCAGCGGGTCGATCATCCGCTCCTGCTCCGGCAGTACGGCCCTGGAACTCGGCTCTGTCTATGCAGCGGAACTGGATATTTCTCTTTTCCTTGATGTGGATCGCTACAGCATGTACGACGCCGTGATTGATCTATACTTTGTGTACCAGCACAGGTCACGGCGGCTGTGGGATGATCTGCGGAGGATGACCTGGGGCGCTGCCCACGCAACGCTTTGGAACGAGCGGGGAGAATCTGAAACGATTCCCATGGGCAAGTTTGTCATAGCAGAAGCGACCAGAACGTTGACCGTCCTGCAACTCAAAGCCTATGACTATATGCTCAAATTCGACAAGAATCTGGTCAGCAGCGGCAGCGGGCGGACACCATATGGCTGGCTGCAATTTGCATGCAGCGCGTGCAGAGTTGATCTGGGCGTGACGGAGGAAGAGGTTGCCGCCATGCCCAACGGGACGCAGACATTCTACTGGACGAATATGGACACGGACAAGACCTACCGGGATCTGATTGCGCAGGTAGCGACGGTGCTCTGCGGTGTCTGCCAGATCGACCGCGTGGGCCGGCTTGTGGTCATCCCGTTCTCCAGTACGCCGATCATGGATATCCCAGCATCATGGCGTTATACGTCCAGGATCGCCGATTTTATTACCAGATACACCGGGCTTTATGCAACCTACCGCGCAGGCGCTGTTACCGAATATTTCAAGGTAGAACCGGATGACGGCCTGATCTATAACATTGGCACGAATCCACTTTTGCAGATCGCCGCTGATGGGGATCGGTCGCAGATCCTGCAGAACATTATTGATCATCTTGCTGCTGTGGCCTATACGCCTTTTGATGCTGAGATTCCCGGTGATCCTGCTCTTGATCCAATGGATGTACTCAGCCTCTCAGGTGGTCAGGCACAGGGCGAAATCGCCTGCATCACCGAGATCGTTATCCGCATCAACGGGAAAAGCACTATCAAATGCGTTGGTGAGAATCCACGGCTTAATCAGGCAAAGAGCCGTTATACAAAGGACATTGAGGGGCTCCTTGCCCAAAATGAGGGCATTGAGGGGACGTCCACCTTCTGGATGTCGGATGCCTACAGCCCGGCTGATCTTGAGATAGCAGATGAGGAGACCGTTGTAGAAGCCACGGAGTTTGAAATCCAGACCGACAAATCCCGCGGTGCCATCATGTGGACGGGTGCGTACACCCTCGATGAGCCCGGCATTGTAACGGCAAATGTCTATCTGGACGATAAGCTCATTTACAGTTGCCAGGATTACAGAATGACGGGCTATGTGACCTTGTCTTTGTCTACGCCTTTTGAAATTGAGCGCGGGAATGAGGGCGTCCACGAGGTGAAGATCACACTTTTCTTTGCCGCAACA